CAGAAAAAGAGATAGAAGCTTGGTCTAAGAAGTATCCAGACGTAGCAGGTATCGTTGAAGCTATTGCTGATAAGAAAGCACAAGAGCGTTCATCAGATATAGACAAGCGTTTGAAAGAAGTAGAAGAGCTAAGAGTCACAGCTAAACGTGAGAAAGCTGAAGCAGAACTAGCTGTGATGCATCCTGACTTCGTTACCATTCGTGATGACGATACATTCCATGAGTGGGCTAAGGAACAACCTAGATGGGTACAGGATGCTTTGTATGAAAATGTAGATGATGCTAAGTCTGTATCTCGTGTAATAGATCTTTACAAAGCAGACAAAGGTATCACAGCTAAGAAGAAGACTACCGAAGATAAAGGTGCAGCAGCTTCTGTAACAACAAAACGTACTACGACACCTAGTGATAGTGAGGAATCTACGTATATTAGAGAATCACAAGTAGCTAAGATGTCTATGAAAGAATACGAGAAGAGGGCAGAAGAAATAATGGACGCCCAACGCTCAGGAAAGTTTATTTACGATATGTCAAGAAAATAGTTGACAAAGTAAATTTCGTAAGTAAAACTATGGCATATACACCATAATTAGTGTGTATGCTTTAATAAGCACTAGCCACAAAAAGACTTACCTCAAAGTATAGGCCCAGTGCAGACAGGTAGGCCAACCTTTCTGTAAACTGACTACCCTAATATGAAGAGCCTCTTTATAGTGGATATGTAGTGTCAATTCTCACGCCATATCTATAAAGGAGATTTAACTATGGCTATAGGTGTTGCCTCTGGCAAAACAGGATTTGACGGCAATTTCAGCCCGATTATCTATTCCAAACAAGCGCAGATCGCTCTAAGAAAAGCATCTGTTGCAAACGCAATCACTAACAACTCCTACTTCGGAGAGATTGCAAACCAAGGTGATGTAGTTCGCATCCAGAAAGAGCCTGATGTAACAGTCAACGCTCTTGAGCGTAAAACTGCAATCAGCGTAGAAGACTTAGACGATTCTGAGTTTTCACTAACCATTGACAAAGCTAACTACTTTGCTTTCAAAATGGATGACATCGAAGATCAGTTCGCATCTGTTGACTTCGTAAGCCTAGCTGCAGATAGAGCAGCATACAAAATGGCTGACGCAATGGACGCTGACTTACTTCAGTATATGTCAGGTCACTCTGCTGCAGGTGCTATCACTACCTCAGTTTCAGGTACAGCACAGCATCCAACAGCAAACGAGCTAAATGGTGAATTTCTAAAAGCTAACCGTTTAGATATGTCTGACATTGGTCACATCACAACCTCAGCTTCATCAGGTACAACTGGTGACTCCATTCCTCTAGCTGCACGTCTTCCAGGTGCAACAGCGTTGTCAACATCTGTGACATCTCCGTTGACTGTGATTGCACGTATGGCTCGTCAGATGGATACAGCAAATGTTGACTCACGAGGCAGATGGCTTGTTGTTGACCCAGTGTTCATGGAAATCTTGAAAGACGAAGATTCACGTCTATTAAATTCTGATTTCGGTGGCTCAGGTCTACAAAATGGATTAGCTGTTAACAACTTACACGGCTTCCGACTTTATGTATCTAACAACCTACCTGCTAAAGGTACAGGTGCAGGTACATCAGGTTCAACTGCACAAGATGATAACTATGGTGTTATCTTAGCAGGTCAGGAAGATGCGGTTGCTTCTGCAGAGCAGATCAACAAAGTTGAAAACTACCGTGATCCAGACTCATTTGCAGACATTGTACGTGGTATGCACCTATATGGACGTAAAATTCTACGCCCACAAGCATTGGTGTCAGCCATCTACAACGCTGCTTAATACTACACATAGACTGTTGGGCGAGCTTTGTCAAGCTTGCCCTTCAGCATATCTAACAGTAGGATAACTCTATGGCTACTTACATTACATTAGTTAATGAATTACTAAGACGTTTAAATGAAGTTACGCTTGATACATCAGGTGATGGCTTTGATTCTGTAAGAAACGTACAAGCTCTAGCTAAAGATGCAGTAAATAGTAGCATTAGACTTATTCTACAGGACGGTCAGGAGTGGCCTTTCCTCAAAACAACATATACACAAACTCTTAGTGTAGGTACAAGACAGTATGCTTTTCCTGCAGACTACTCTAGTGCTGATTGGGATACATTTTATCTTAAGAAGCTGTCTTCTGAAAACAACAGCCCTATGCCACTAAGTGTAATATCATATGAGCAGTACATACAGAATGTACGTCCATCAGATGATACAGGTGATCAAGTCAATGGGGATGGACCTCCTGCACTTGTATATCAGACGTTAGGCACTTCATTTGGTGTCAGTCCTATACCTGATGCAGCATATGAGATAGAGTATGTGTATTGGAAATTTCCTACAGACTTAAGCGCTTTTAACGATGTAGCAATTATACCAGATCGTTTTAAGCACGTACTTATAGATGGTGCTATGATGTTTATGATGCGTTTCCGTAGTAATGAACAAAGTGCGGCTATGCATCAAAACAACTTTGAAGATGGCATCAAGACAATGCGTAGAGTTTTAATTGATGATACTTTATTTGTACGCTCTACTGTTGTAGGTGATTCAAGAACAAGTTCATTTACTAGCGGTATATAATGGCTGATAATCTAGCTTCCTTCAAAGTCTTCTGCCAAGGTGGACTTAATACTAGTAGGGATGTGCTGTCTCAAGGTGAAACTGCACCTGGCTCCGCTATATCTTTGATTAACTATGAACCTGCTGTTACTGGTGGTTATAGAAAGATAAGTGGCTTTGCTAATGATTATGGCACAGTTACAGGTACAGGAAGTGTACTAGGTGTTTGTGTAGCTAATGGTATTAATGATGGTATACTAGCTTGTAGAAAGCCATCATCAGGTAGTAACTACTTACACAAATGGAATAACTCTAACTCAACTTGGAGTGCAATAACTACTTCTGGTTCACCTACAATGACAGGTGTAACAAAAGTAAGATTTACAAGATATAACTTCGGTAGCCCAAAAGTAATACTGACAGATGGTATAAACCCTGCAGCTACTTATGATGGCACAACATACACTCAGATTACTCACGCTAATGCACCTGATGATCCAAAATATTCTGCAGTATTTCAAAATCATATGTTCTTAGCAGGTGATCCAAACGAAGACACAAACTTATATTTTAGTGCTCCATATGCAGAAACAGACTTTAGTGCAGCAAATGGGTCAGGTGTTATAAATGTAGGTTTTCCTGTCGTAGCAATAAAGACTTTTAGAGATGCGTTATACATTTTTGGTAGCAATAACATCCGCAAACTTGTTGGCAATAATATATCTAACTTTGTTTTAGAAACAGTTACTGATGACTTAGGATGCCTAGCTACAGACAGCGTTATAGAAATAGGTGGTGACTTACTATTCTTATCTCAAGATGGTTTGCGTCCAGTGTCAGGTACAGATAAGATCGGTGACGTTAATCTAGAAACTGTATCAAAAGATATTCAGTCTATCTTTACAGACATTGTATTTGACATTGATCTTGATACACTTAATTCTGTAGTAATTAGACAAAAGACACAGTTTAGGTACTTCTTTGGTGCAGCAGACTCTCAAGGTATCATTGGAGGTTTTAGACAAACACCAAATGGCTTACAGTTTGAATACAGCCAGATGCTAGGTATTACTGCTACTTGTGCAGACAGTGGTTACATAGGGCAGAATGAATTTGTAATACACGGTGACAGTACAGGTAAAGTACATAGACAAGAGCAAGGTACTAGCTTTGCAGGTACAGACATATTCAGTTTGTTTCAAACACCTTTCTTTCATATGCAAGATCCAGAACAGAGAAAAGTATTCTATACTGTAGCAACATATCTGCGTTCTGAAGGTGACAACTCAATAATTATGTCGGCTGTATATGATTACGAAGATGTAGATACACTCAATCCAACAAACTTTAATTTGACAACAACAGGTGCTGCAGCTTATTATAACGAAGCGTTGTACAACAGTACCGCAATATATGATGGTAATCCATCACCAGTACAGCGCACTAATATATCAGGATCTGGTAAATCAGCATCTTTAAAATTCGTTACTAATGATTCCAGTGCATCACACAGTATCCAAGGTTTAGTGATAACATTTGGGGTAGGAGACAGGTTATAACATGGCAGGTTATTCAAGACAATCAGCAGCCGATATTATCGCTAATGCGGTTATTAAAGCTGCACCAGTAAACGCAGAGTACAATGCTCTACGAGATACTTTTGCTTTAGCTACTGGACACAAGCATGACGGTAGTTCTACTGAAGGTGGCTACGTACCTCTGATAGCTGACAGTGACGCACTAAACAAAGTTGTAATAGATACTACTAACAATAGAGTAGGTTTTT